CAACGTGCGCCGGGTTTGCAATTGCTTGCCACGGTCGGCACCGGGCCTATCCGCGGGCTGTGGCAGTTTGGTGCATATGGGTATGTGGTGTCCGGCGGTGAATTGTACCGCGTGGATACGTCTTGGACAGCGACTTTACTAGGTATAATTAATGGGTCTGGTCCCGTTTCCATATCTGATAACGGAACGCAACTTTTCATTGCCGCTAACGGCCCAAGTTTTATATACAACAGCGCCACATCTGTGCTTGCGCCCATATCTGACCTTGATTTTCCAGGTGCAGGGTCTGTGGGATTTTTGGACGGCTATTTTGTGTTCAACGAGCCTAATAGTCAAAAGATATGGGTTACAAGCCTGCTAGACGGTACGTCGGTTGACCCGCTTGATTTTGCCAGCGCCGAAGGTTCGCCGGACGGCGTGGTGTCTATCATAGTGGATCACCGCGAGGTGTGGGTGTTTGGCACCAATTCGGTTGAAGTTTGGTATGATTCTGGGGATGCCGATTTTCCGCTTACGCGGGTGCAAGGTGCGTTTAACGAAATAGGTTGCGCCGCTGCGTATTCCGTTGCCAAGCTGGACAACGGCTTATTTTGGCTTGGCTCTGACGCGCGTGGGCGCGGAATTGTGTACCGCGCCAACGGTTACACCGGAACGCGCATTTCCACCCACGCGGTTGAGTGGCAAATACAGCAGTACGGCGACATTTCGGACGCCATAGGCTATACCTACCAGCAGGACGGCCATTCATTCTATGTTCTGATTTTTCCATCCGCCAACACAACCTGGGTGTACGACGTGGCCACGCAAGCTTGGCATGAGCGCGCAGGCTGGGATAACGGCGAGTTTACGCGGCACCGCAGCAACTGCCAGATGTCGTTTAATAACGAAATTGTGGTTGGCGATTTTGAGAACGGCAACATTTACGCTTTTGACTTAGATGTTTACGCCGACAACGGGCAAATTCAACGCTGGTTGCGGTCTTGGCGGGCAATACCAACCGGCCAAAACACGCTTCTTCGCACAACGCAGCACTCTTTGCAGCTTGATTGCGAAACAGGCGTGGGGTTAGACCTATACCCCGCGTACGACGCGCAAGATTTAATTGCAGAGAACGGCGATTTGATAATCGCTGAGTATGTTCAAAATGACATATCTACTGAGTCCGGTGATGAGTTGACTACAGAAGCTGGCGACGAGTTTGCATTGCTTGTTGATGCGCCTAACTACCCTATTCCGTTTGTACCTCCGATGTATCTAACCACAACCAGTTACCCGGCTGCGCCAGGTTACAATCCGCAAGTCATGTTGCGGTGGTCTGACGACGGCGGGCACACATGGTCGAACGAGCATTGGAAGTCTACGGGTCAAATTGGCCGCTACGGCTTCCGCACCATCTGGCGCCGGTTGGGCATGACTATGAAAATCCGCGACCGTGTGTATGAAGTGTCCGGCACGGACCCAGTAAAGATTGCCATCATGGGCGCGGAATTACGAGCCAGTCCGACCAATGCTTAACCCACCCAACATCACAAATATCCCTGCGCCGCGCGTTCCAATCATCGACGAGCGCACGGGGCTAATGTCGCGGGAGTGGTACAGGTTTTTATTAAACCTGTTCACGCTTACCGGAAGCGGCAACGATACGACATCTATACAGGATGTGCAGCTTGGGCCGCCGGGCGTCGACGAGGCTGCGCTTCAGGCGGCGCTTCAAGCATACATGGACGTGACACCCCCCGCGCAAGCAGTTCCCACCCCGTTTGACACGCTGGCCCCACCAACGTTTCAGGACGTGCCGGGCCGGTTTCTACGCCCTTCCGGCGTAACCCCCGGCGCGTCGCCCTACACATACCAGAACACGTCCGGCCGCCCCGGCAACATGATTGTATCAGGCGGCACGGTGTCGGCCATTGCTTTTTCCCGCGACAATGCAACTTTCTATAGCGTCGGGGTTGTTTCTGGTGTATTTCCTTTATCGGCATATGATTTTTTGCGGGTGACGTACACCGTAGCACCTACAATGACCTTTATCCCTAGGTAAACGCAGGAGCGCGCTTAATGGCTAATCTCAGCCCCCCGCCGAAACTACAATTTTTTGACGCTAACGGCGTTCCTTTGGCCGGCGGCAAATTATATTCTTACGCCGCCGGCACGACAACGCCCCTGGCGACGTACACCAGCGCCGGCGAAACAGCCTTCAACACTAACCCCGTTATTCTAAACGCCCGCGGCGAAGCTGAAGTGTGGCTAGGGGCGCCGCTGTATAAATTTAAATTAACTACGGCGGCGGACGTTGAAATTTGGACTGTTGACAACATTAATTCTTTGGCTGGTCTTTCGGCCGCCATCGTGGCGTCAGAAACAGCTATCAAAGCGTACTACGCCGCAAGCGACGGGTCATCTAAGGTAGGGTTTATTCAAGCGGGCGTTAGCGCCGTTGCGCGCACCGCGCAAGCCAAAATGCGCGATATCATTAACGTGCGCGATTTTGGCGCGGTAGGAGACCTTAACACCGATGATACTGCCGCCGTTCAAGCGGCGGTCAACGCGTCTAACGGCAACACGATCTTCTTTCCTACAGGGCAATACCGCCTTACCGCGCCGATTACAGCAACGCAAACCATTAGCGTTTTGGGTGTAGGAAATGGCGCAGGGCCGGGCGCGGCAGAGCAAAGCAACTCGCAAGTCACTCAATTCTTTTTGGACTTTGCCAACCCTTCTTGTTTTGTGGTGACAAACACACTCAAACCTTGTTTGTTCCGTGATTTCCAAATTAACGTCAATCCCGCTTGGCGCCCCGCTGGCGCGGGCCGAGGCATTTCAATTTCTGCACCGAGCGGGACAGGCACCAACGCAAATACCAAGATTGAAAACGTCGCTTTCAATTGGCTGCATACGCCAATTTACGCCTACAAGCCTAACTGGTGGACAATAGCGGGGTGCTATTTTGGAAATTGGACCAGCGACGCCATTTTCTCAGAAACGCAATCTGGCATTGAGGCATCGCTTGGGTGGGTACGGGGAAATTATTTTTTTGGTGACCCAACCGTTTCTCAGCGGTCGTGCATAAATCTACAGAACGGGTACACCATTATTTCCGAAAATGAAATTCTTGGCACCCAATCCGGTATACGCATTGACAACGCCAACTTCCCTGCCGGGTTCATTAAGATAATCAATAACACCATAGAAGAACAGTTTTATTCGGGCGTTTATCTGGTCGGGACCGACACGAACGACGTTACCATGGTAGATATATCTGGTAATGAGTTTTCGGCGGTAAGCACCGCTGCGTCATACTTGGCAAGCATCTGGATTGGCGATGGCCCGGCGCGTCAATGGCTGCAAGATGTCACTATTAAAAACAACATAACACGCAATTTAGGCGTATGCTCGCTTGGTCATATGCGGGTAGGCGCGGGCGCTAACGTCATGGTTTCCGACAATCTGCTTGAAAATATCGGCGGCTCTGCGGTTGTTAGTGGGTTAATCATCAATGGAACAGCAAGCAACGCGGCGCTTGCGGCGCAGATTGCCGTGCTAGATAATATGTTTCGAGGCTCGTTCACGAATAGATATGATCTAAACGCTTTAGGCGGAACAGGTACAATCTTACGCGACACAGTGGCGATGACTGTCGCGCAGATACCAATCAACATAGCAGACGGCAGCGAGGTTTATACAAGCGACGGTCGCAGTACGGGGGCCGCTAACCTGACCTTGATTGCCGGCGGCGCTGGCGCCAAAGCAATTCGGCAGCGCGGCGCTTGGTTGACGCCGGGGTTTCTGGCATGATTTGCCCTGTAACCGGCTGGCGCCTTTCGCCGCAAGCCCCGCAACCGCAAGCGCCGGAAATGTGTCCCATTACTGGGTGGCGCATTAAATCAAAAGAGGATGCCCGACAATGGCCGTAACCGTTAAGGTTCTCATTCCCGCCAAGACTGCCGAGAACGCGCAAATTACGCAGTACACGGCGAACGGTGTCACGACGATCATCGACAAGTTCACCGCGACCAACTACAGCGCGGCGGCGGCTACGATCAGCGTCAATCTGGTGACGGTGGCGGGCTCGGCAAGCAACGACAACCTGATTGTCCAGACCAAGACCCTACAGGCCGGGGAGACGTACACGTTCCCTGAGATTGTCGGGCAAACCTTGTCGCCTGGCGGGTTTATCTCTACCATTGCCGGCACGGCTTCGGCCATCAACATTCGGTCAAACGGGCGAGAAGTAACGCAGTGACCTCAGAAGACCAACTTCGGAAGTTATTTAGCGACGTTTTAGGTTTGCCGCCTGACGCCGCGGAATGGCTTTTAGACCTTTGGGCGGTCATCCAAGTGTTTGACGACGTGGCCGACGGCGACAACGTGGAGCGTAGAGCCTTACATGACGCCGTTTGGCGCAGCCTTATTCACATGCCGTCCAACCCTTTTTTCTCCGCCAACAGCGGGAATTTGCTGCCCATTCTGGCCAACGCGTTCCTTAAGTGGGTGGCGTCCGACGACGCCGAGCGCGCAGGGCAAATTGACGAAAGGTCTTTTATTTGGCGCGCATCCTATTACGATGTCGTGTTAATGGTTGTATTGTTGGCTCAAGGCAAGGACGCGGCGTTAGCCAAGGCGGTTACAGTCATGTCTTTATACGGCGAAAACTTCGACGCCTACAAAAAGGAGTTTTCTAATGCCTGAACCAGTATCGACCGGCACCGCAATTCTTGGCGCCGCCGCCCTTGGCACCGGCGTTAGCCTTTTCGGCGCAAACAAAGCGTCGAAGGCGCAAACCAACGCCGCGCGCGACGCCGCTCAACTGCAACAGCAAGGTTATGACCGGCAAGAGGCTTTACAAGAGCCGTTTCGCC